ACAATCAACTTTAAGTACAGACTCATTAGGAATATTGTATTTCAGCGTTATACTATCTAAATTATTCGAAAGCCCACACTCACAACGAATCGGCTCAATGACGTCTTTTAGATCGTTTTCCCTTATGTTCTTCTCTAAGTAAGTCGTGTTGACATCAAACGCATAGACTTTCTTTGCTCCGTTCAACGCAAAATAAATTGACGAATCTCCTATCCCCGCACCGACATCAACTACTGTCCTTCCTTTTACATCAACATCATATATACCGTCTCTGAAAATTTCCCCTAGAGCCACGAAACCATTTATATCAAAATAGAATTTTAGCACCCTGTCCTTGTATCTAAATTGTATAAATCTGTCGTCAACATAAATTATGTCAAGTTTCCGCAATGTTGTGAAGAAATAGGCGTGTCTTTTCGACTTTATTTCTACTTCCAATCCATTCCTTAATTTCGCTGTAAAAGGGAATCTGTTTAATGCCGTTTTGAACATTACATTTAACGGATTATCATATGCGGACATATACGCCTTAAACGTTTTAAAATCCATGCACTTCACCCTAGGTTATACCGATTCATCCCATATCACCTTGTAATCCTTCAGCACGCTTTTTGCCGAACTTATCAGCACATTGTTTACAATGTTCAACACTTCTCTCTCCTGCTCATCCGTCCTTATGTATTTACTTTTTATTCTATTCATCAACGTTTTACTATCCTTGAGAGCGATTATCAATTTCTCCTTCGCATTCCAGACGTTAAAGAGCGGGATCGTATAATCGTTAATGTCGGAAAGCAGTATTGCGAGGGCCTTAGTGACGTATTTGACAAATTTGTCGTCCACGTCTTTACCGTACCTTAGGTGGAGGTCAAGCAACTCTCCCTTTAAAAACTCCCATATTTGGTCGTCGTTTCGTTCGCCGTTGAGCTTTGCGGTCAGTAACTGTATCAGTATCTCTTCTACGTAGCTACGTCTGTGTTGTTGATACTGCTGCAGGCTCAAACAACCTCACCGCATTCCTATTTATGAGAAGAATGAAATAGCTTAGGTTATCTGTGACTTTTACGAAGAAGTACAGAGGCGGGATGAAAAGGGGTTTTGTTATGGCTACGTCAAGGTCGATGTAGCTTGACTCTAAAAACGGGGTATCAAACTCCTGCAGCATCGTCTTCCTTTCCACTCTTTTCAGCGGTAAATACTTATTTCTTATAATGCCGAAGAAAAGGAAAGGCCTACCTATAAACTGCTTCGCAACGAATGCATACGAAAGTTTAGACAAGAAGTTGTCGTCGAGTTTTGAAGTCTTCGTCCTCTTCATTAACTTGTCTATCTTTAAATTAATGTTATGGATAGGTGAAGTAAGGTACGCGTATTGCCCATATACCTTGTCAACAACTCTAGGTTTTGTCGCAGTGAGCATTTTAGGAGAGATATGTTTATCGATCCACCATACTACATTTTTTGCAGTATAGACAGGCTTAGTTTTCTTTTTTCTAAAAAGCAGAGCGGCTGCAGTTGCTGCAGCAGCTACCCCGCCTGCCGTTAGTATCAGTGTTGTTTCCATATATCATACCCTGTCAATATCTCGTTAATTAAACGTGGTGCCCTATCAGCGGGTAAGTTCGTGTTTAAGAGATTTACTATCACTATGCTTATATTATCAACTGCGAGGTAGAAGCTGTTTACTATATCGAGGTAGTGTTGGATAAGCTTTAGGTCTTCCATTAATTTCTCACTGTCATCCACGTCTTTACTTATTTTGCTCATGACTTGCGCATAAACTGCGTCTGAAATAACTATCATGTTCCTAATTACATTCCTCACGGAGTTTTTGAATAGGGGAAGTATAAGTGAGGGGACTGTGATGTAACGTACTTCCTGCTGTAAATCCTCAAGCAATGCTGCAATAACAGCACTCTCAAATTGTTTGAGTTTATTGATACTGTTAATTACGTCGTCATCTTTCAACTCTTCAAGGAGGTTTATCTTTGATAGGGGCTGTTTGACCAGTTTTACGAGACCGTGGTTCTCGTCAAAGGTGAGCGGACTTACTTTTACTACTACTGTTTTTGCGCTAGTCCCCCTAATTCCAGTCTGTTGCTGTTGCTGTTGTTTTTCGTCACTCATTCTTCTCACCAGCGGTTGGGTAATACCACCTTATATAAGCGAACCTACTCCTCCTTTTCTGAAAAATCTGGATCTTTGCATTATAGGACTCTGCGAGCTCCTTAACATCTTCGACATAGTCTAGCGGTACCATGATAATATTTTCCCTTTCTGGGGAAAATAGGGGGTTATATGCGGTGATTATTTTGATAACGTCCATAGATACATGTTTCTGTGTAATAATAAAAGTTTTAAATCAAATTATGAATTCATTATATAATGAAAGAGCTTTACGCGGTCTCGAAATATAAAAAGTTACTCGGAATGAGATGGTTAATCCTAAATGCCGAAAAGAAGAATATTGACATTCTAGGCTCGGTAAAGGAGAAAAAATGCCCGATATGCGGTCAAAAGTTTAAAAACGTGTTTTTTCTGCAAAGGCATTTAGATACCACGTACTGTGGTTCTCGATTAGAAAAGACATTAAGGGAATAATTCGAAACTTCCTTTTTTTGTAAATATTTTTATTATTAGCAGGAAAGCAGACACTATCGTTATGACGAACCCTATCATGAAGAGTGGGGCAAAGGGGTTGGGCTTATAAACGGGCGTTATTATAACTGTCGAGTTGTTTATCTTTGTTTCGTTCTCACCAGCCACATATATCAAACCGTTCAAGTATGAAGCGAAATTAAAGATTGCCAGAAAAATTGTAATGAGGGCGTCAAGGTAAATCGGGGTGTCTTTATTGATAAGGTAGAGTTGGAGTGCTAATGCTATAAAGTCTATCGAGAGCGTAATAATTAACACGTCACCTAGCACTTTTCTCCACCAACCTCTTTAGTTCATCTATGAGTATCGGTTTATTAAAAAATATTCTAGCATAAATATAAATCGCTGGTGGGTAGTTCTCCCTTTCCGCACAATAAGCTAACAGTTTTGATACACACATCTCCAGCGTGTCATACTTCTTTTCGCATAGTTTCACTATCTCCTCATCGTCCTCGATAAAGTACTTCAACTTCCTGGCCTGTACACCGTAGTAGCTGTAAAACCCGTTCTTCTTGTCACTAAAATAATATATTTTGCTCTTAGCTTTCGTGATAATATCGTTTATAAATTTCTCGCACACCTCACGACCCAATTACGACACCCCTCACATAACCGTTATGGACGTAAATGTACAAGACGTTACCAGAGACCGTGTAATAGATATTATATCCGATCACGGTCACGTTTCCGAAAACTGGTTGGTAAAATATTGTAGTTCCATTTACAATAACGCCGTTGTTATAGGAGAGTTTGGTTCCTGGAGTAAGCTCGATGTACCAGCCCCACGGTAACACCTCATTATACTTTCCGCTATAGTATAACACGGAAAAGTTTGGATTGATGACAGGAGGTCTCGTTATATTAGGCGTTACGTAAACTGGGGAGTTTACGAAATCATATCCCGAGTAGACCTGGATGAAGATCCTGGTAAAAGGCGGTATGAAGTAAAGGGGTGATGGTGCAGAGATGTTGATCAGACGCCATGAGTGGGGCGGGATAACAGGTAATGTGCAGTTGTAAGGTGCATAGGACATGATTTGGCTTGAGACCACCCACCTCTTCTCACTACCGAACTCGTTAAGTAGGAAAATAGGGTAAACTGGGGAGTTTCCATGGTTGGTAACGTTCAAACACACTACGTCCCAATACCCTACATCGCCGACGTCATAGACCCTTACGATGTAGACCGTCAGTGGTAACGTCGGTTTCCACAATAAAGAGATAGCGAGAATTTCGAGTACAATGAGACTAATTATCACTAGCACTTTCCAGTTCATAACTGCTCACCCATACCGTTATGTAGAATAAGAAATAGTTTAAATCCCTCCAGCTTACGAGCCAGATAAAAGCTGGGAGGATCCACTTCCACTTAGTGTTAGGTTTGTACAATACCAACAACGCAATGTAGAGTGTTAGGAAAGCGACAGTATATGCAATGTGTGGTATAGGTACGCCTATCATACTCAGCAGGCTGACCGAAATACCCTGGTTCGCTATGGGTTGCGTGAGAGGGCCTAAAACATCAAAAGCCCATTTAAACGAGATGAAGGGTAAGTTAGGAATTAGGAAAACGGCCAACGGTATGAGGATGTTCTTTGCCAATTCTTTCCATTTAGCCCAATAGTCCTTCCATATAAACGGTAAGTAAAGTAAAGTATATTGCTTAATGTCACCGCTCAGCGCCATAAGTGTCGATCTGACCCAATTCTTCGTCGTAAGTGCTATAATTGCAATCGCTAAGGATATTATGTCAAATGTTGCACCTGTAAAAGCCGAATAACTTCCTTCAATCAACATGACGATAAAGAATAACTTCTCCTTACCCTTCCACCTCAGAAAGAGGTAAAGTAAGAAAGTTGTGGCCAATGTAGCGATCTGTGGGTATATAACAGAGGCTATCTCGAAATATAACGCGGGGTAGCCTAGCACGTTAACGTAATAACTAGGAGTAAGTGTAACCGTAACGACGGGTTCGGCTACGGGAAACCTCTTGTAAGCGTTAATGAGGTTCGTTGTATACGGATTAACTCCATGCATGAAGAGATATGCAGCGTATAATACCAGGCTTTCCTCATCGGTTTGCGAGGGAAGCCTGTATACCGAGACGGCAGTAAATGTGGCAACAAACGTAAAGAACACGATTAAGTCGGCAAACCTCTTATCCTCTTTTACCAGATAAAGGAAAGTAAACACTACACCTAGTATATAAAATAGGTATATTATAGGGGAGGCTACTTCTAAGTATAATACACCGTTGACAAACATCAAAGCCCCTAAAAATACGGCTACTCTCTCAACTTCTTTACGCAGTTCTCATCACCTCCTTTACAGTGGTAAACTATTCTTTCCAAATCGTTTAGGGTATACCTCCTCGGTGTCGCCCTAATGTTGTACGCACTGAAGATGATGTTGATCATGTCTTCGTTGTACTCGTCCACATGGAAAACTTCCCTCGCTGTTACGTTCTCTCCTACCACAACGATCGGGACGTTTGCTACCCGGAACAGTTCTTTTATCGGTATCCCGCTCCTCTCATCTACGATGAGTACAGCGTTATATGTTTCAGCCACCTTTATCGCCTCTTCCAGCCCCTTTGCGTTATAAACGACTACGTTTCCTTTACCGACAGAGACGAAATAAGCTGCCAGTACGGGTATTGCCAAGTCTGGGTTAGCCTTCACGAAGTAGAGCTCAGGATAGTCGAGTGATGAGAAGAACCTCTCAAGTCTCCTGTCCGTATAAGGTTTCTTGACGTAAATTATCTTGTAACCGCGAAGTGGTTCCTCGGGCAGTCTGTCT